AACCGAGGAACAGGCCAAGTAAACCTGATGCAGCAGGTAACATGGGACCGAGGACGGGAACGCCTGCGACCGTGGGACCGATTTCATCAAGTGCCGACAACGACAACTGGTTGACCATGTTGCGGATTTCATTGGCGTGTTCGATGTTGGATTTCCACTGACTGCCAGCGGTTTGCATGTGTTGATACCAGAGTTGGTATTCATTCTCAGCTTCGTTGAGCGTGATGTTGCTGGCAAGTCCCGTCTGCTGCTGAATGGTGTTGGGCGTTTTGACGTGGATCATGTCGCCCATGTCGCAGCCCGCAAAACTCAGCAGGCCCAGGACAACAAACGTGAGGATGAACAGGAAGATCAGGTGGTTGGTTTTCATTGTGATTTTTTCCTTTGGATTCCGGGGCTTCCGGGGGAGGGAATGAATGTTTTCTTAAGCAAGGCCATGGCATCTTCGGTGTCCAGTGGGATCACCGATGACGTTTGGCTTTGGGCAAACGGATCAAAGTCCGATGCCTTGAACGTGTGGGAACGATTGAAGGTCAGCAGGTTGGCAAGCAAGGCCATCAGGTTGGACGTGTGTTGCCAGTCCTGTTTCTGGCGAGACTGGGCCATCTCGTAGAGTTCACGCAAGGTGAAACTTCCGGGGTGGACACCGAGAATGCCTGCTAATTGCCAGATCATGTCTTGGCAGGTTGCAGCAGGTGTTCGAGTTGTTGCTGCAACTCCGGACTGTCCAGTTGGGCGTTGGCGATTTCCAGAGCTTTTTCCTCGACCTGGCGAAGCTTGGTCAGTGCCTTGCGTAGCACCTGCCGCTTCGCTGCGGGGAAAAAATCCGCCAACTCCTGGAGCAGTGCTGTGGTGGCATGATCGATCACGTCACCAGCCAATGCCTGGCCAAACTGTTCATCGGTGACGTTGGCACTCTCAGCCTGATCCTTGCAGATGGCATAGAGCACATCGCAGAGCAGAATCGGATCGGTGGAGAGTTTTTCCAGCAGATGGGATTTGCTGTCCAACACATCCAACAGGTTGACGCCGACGAGGGCCTGAACCCGTTTGATGGTGGCGACAGTGATCTGCACCGTCCACACGTTGTTGCTGTTATCAGAAAAAGACTGCATTAGCTGCCACCTCCATCCACCCAAGTCGGGGCGCGTGTGACATAGGTTGGTTTCACCGTGACGTTGACAGTAATCGCTTCTTCGAGCGGTTCGTTGCGCGTGAAGTTGGTGACTGAGAAATCGGCGTCGAGTCCACTACCACCTTCACCATCGAGCACTGCCATGGCGATAGGTGTATTGTTGAAATACGCATCTTTGATCGCACCAAAGCCTTCGTCGCTTGAATCCCAATTCATCGTGAACTCAACACTGCCATTCTTAAGTGTGGCGATGGTCGCTCGCCAACCTTGGCTAGCGCGCGTCGTGACATCCGCCTCGCCAGTATCGAGGTTAAGTGTGACATCTTTCACATTTGTCAGTTCAGATGTTGCGGACGCTCCGGCCGCGCCGTAGTACAGCTTGGCCTGCATCCCTAAACGGATGGACATAGTTTTCTCCTATTTTGAAGGGTTATTTGTGTGGTTTATCGAATCGAACCTGCCCAAAACCGAGGCAGACGCGGTAAGTTTTTATTCAGTGCTGGCCCCATGAACGGTCTCTTTCTATAGTTGCCACCACGGAAGCGACCACCGAATTCGTGGGCCATGGCCGACGGGCCAACGTGGGCGAACCCGGGGCCGATCAACACACGGTCGCTACCTTCGCGGGCATACACAATGGAACGCCGCAGTTGGCCATGTCGGGTACGCGGTGGCGAACCAGGTGGTGCGTAGCGTTTGCTCCGTCGAATGCTTCGCCGTGCTGTCAACCGAATCGCCGCACCGGCATGGCCCAGACTCTGAAAACTCGCCTGGTTCACTTTTTGCCGGATAAGTTTTCGGTTCAGACCCCCGGAAGCGCCCGGAGGTTTGAATTTCACACGTAGCATTAAGACCTCACTGGGTAATGCGGTACGTCAACGTCAGCACCGACGTGAACACTCGCTGATTGGACAGATGATCCGGATCGTAGATGGGAACATTTTCCACCTTGATCCAGATGGCATATGGCATGTCGGTTAATGGTTGGCGTTGCAGATAGTCGGCAAGCTGCTGCACCAAGCCACTCAATTCCTTAACGGCAGGATCGATTTCGTCCTGCGGCACAGTGAGTTTTTGTTGGATGCCGATGTCCACCTGACAGTCATACTGGCTGAGTTTTCGTGTGATGCTTTGAACCTGCACACCACGCGGAACAATGCTAATCGTCAGTTCCCTTAGTTGCGACAGATCGTGAATCGGTAACACCTGTCGTTTGGCATGGGTGACGATGCCGGATTGGTTGAGTTGCGATGTGACTGCATCAGCCAGATCAATGGTCATTTGCATAGTTACCCTCCCCCCGGATTAACCCCGGAAAATACTAAAAAGAATATTCACCAGACTGGTCACGCCTGCACCGGCAATGAGCCACATCCAACGAGCGTGACGAATCGCGTTTTGTTCCAGACGATCCAGGCGAATGTTGATACCCGGTTCACCATTGCCACGAATGGCATGATCGAGTCGATCGAGCTTGTTGTGCAATTCATCGAACTGACTGCAACTGTCATTATCATTCTGTACACATTGATTCATGTACTTGCGTCTCCCAATAAACGAGTGTGAATACGAAGTGTGGTGTGATATGGATCGCAATACCTAAAACATCCGTCGTCACCGAAGTTGGTGACTTCGTATTGCTTGTCATCCATCGTCAGGATATCGCCGGGTTCAGGCTCGAACTCTGCCGGGAAGTCATCCGCATTGATCAAAAAATCCCACATGCTTGATTCGATGGTCACACCACCGACGCTGGACTTCTCGTAACGGCTGATGCCCGGCGAGGCATGGACGGTGTACGAGGATTCGCCCTGTGTGTAAGCGACTTCCTGCGTACACCATCCTGCCCTCACCCTGGCGAGCCACTGCATGCCTTCCTTCATGTAGTCTCTGGCCATTCTGTCTTTCTTTCCGGGGGCCGGGAGTTTAGGCAGTGAGTTTGATACGAACGGTGGCATCGTTGTCACCGGCATCAGCCACAGCCTTGCCCATGTACTTGCCTTCGATTTCAGTAGGCGTCACGTATTTGTTGGCCGAGTCCCAGTAGAGCTTGGTGCCGGTGGTGATGGCCATGCCTGGGCCACCGATCTTGGGGACATCAAAGATGCCGGTCACCGACAGACTGCCCAATGTGTTTGCAGCGATGTCGAGCTTGGCAATGCCGACGAGATCTTCCTGAACAACGACGTCGCCAGCGGCCACATCAGCGGCTGGGGTGTAATCGATACTGTCACCTTTGTGAACGAATGTTGCGATCATGTAAAAAATGCTCCTGTGAGAAGAAAAAGATTAAAAACGACTTGTTTTAAGGGGGAAAACAATGAATACTTTTCGGAGAACCTCCCCAAAAAAAACTTCCGGGGCTTCCGGGGCTTCCGGGGGTTAACTTTCGCCTTTGAATTTCACTGCACCGCGATGGTCCTGTTCACGCACGCCAAAGTCGATAAAGCCGCGGAATTGCACTCCGAGCGTGGAAAAATCTGCGTCGGTTTTTTCGACGGTGGGACGATCCACGCCGTTGAGGAAGGCTACCTCGATAGCCGACAAGCGATTGGGATCAGACAGCAGATACCACGCCTTGTTGGAGGCATTGGCAAAACTGGTGTTGGAGAGATAGACACTGGACACGACATCGAATTTTCCAGCATGCGGATTGGTTGCAGGCTTGGCCTTGTTAGTCGTGGTGGTCTCGTTGAGTTGAAGGCTCTTCATGAGCATCTCAGCGGCCACCTTCAAACCCGGCGGCACCAGCAGCAGCGACGGCATGATGCCCAGCGGTTTGCCGTTGGGTTTGACCTGCTGAGCAAAGAGGACTTCAGCAGCCGTGAGCCCATCAATGGACAGCGCGGTATCGGCACCTTCGCTGTAGTTGTTGTGATCGGCGTGGAAGAATGCTTTGCCATCAGCCTGCAGCGGATTGCGCAGCCACAGGGCCCACACCGCTTCGGCAATCGCCTCAGCGGCACCCATGCCGATCTGGCGGGGAATGTCGGTGAAGGCACCGAGGTCATCGTTGATGATCATCTGACGCGTGAGTGCGAACATGATGCCATGCGTGTCGGCTTTTTGGCCAAACTGCTGTTCATCAAGTTGGCCATGCTTGATCTCACCGTCGGGACCCACCTGCTGGAACTTGAACGAACCGGTCATGCGGTAACGCGTGTGTTCCTTGAAGTCGTTGACGCTGGCGATCTTGGCAATGCGACGCCAGGCATCTTCCACATAGTTGTAACCTTCAAGCAGCATCTTGTTGGCGATGTTGCTCAGAACCCCCGGAAGACTGGCACTGCTAAAGGCGGCTTGCAACCAGCCGGTGGCATCACGACGAAAGCGCGGCAACTGCTGGCCACAAGCCATTTCGCAGAACTCCTGCACGCCAATGCCACGGAGTTTGTCGGCAGCTTCAAGGACGGGTTCGGCATACAGTGCCTGCACCCGACTGCTGGGCAGGCCACTTGCCATCAGCGCGACGGCTTCAAACACCTGCGGATTGCTGGGACGCGACGATTGGCCGGTTCCATGGATGGCCACCGGTACCTGCGGACGCGACGCGCGAAGCACATGCAGTTCGGTCTTCGTGACGTCCCAACCTTCTTCGATGGCCTGAGCTTCAACCCCCGGAAGTTTGCCATCACAAATCGAACGGATGGCCTGGATGCGACGGGTTTCTTCAGCCATCTGACGACGCATCTGCATCATCGGGGCTTCCGGGGTCGGGGCATCCGAAACTTCCGGGGGTTGCGTTGCACGCGCGGCGAGGGTGGCAGGACGTGCGGGCGACGGATTGCTTTCCGGGGCCGGGGTCGGCTTCGAGTTTTCGGTGGACGGAGGTGTGGCCGGTTTGGGATCGACGATGGTGGTTTGGTTGCCTTGGCTTCCGGGGGCGGGGGCGGGGGCGGGGGTGACTTGGGTTCCGGGGGTCATATGGGGTTGCTCCTTGCTGTTGGCTGCGATGCGGGCAGACGTAGACGAGTCTGCTCCGTTATCAACGAATGAGATTTCTTTGAGTGTGGCTTTGCGGACGACGTGGATGGGGCCATCGAAGGTTCGGCCATTGACGGTGATGTTCTGGCCGTTGGGGATGAACTGGGCATCGATGACGGCAGCACCGATGCTGGCTTGCCAGGGGAAACCGTTCTGGCCGCTACGGATCACATCACGCGCCCAACTGGTATCGCGGCTGACTAAACCTTCAGCCACCAACGATCCATTTTCGACAGCAACGCGCTGCGTGTGGCCGACGCCTTGGCGCGAGCTGTGATCCAAGCGAACGGGAATGTCCTGGCGATCAATGCCTAAACCTTCGAGGTCCACCACGACGGGATGTGGGAATCCTTCGATTCGCATCAGGCCGCCGGTATAGGCGACCATGCGGAACTGTGGGACAGTTTTCTCTTTGTCCCCGGCAGCCTCGATGGTCAACGGGCATATGAACGAGAGTTGGTCAGGCAGTTGTTGGGTTGGCGACTGTGTCATCGTCATGTACGTTGGTCTCCTGAGAATTTGAAGATGAAGAAGAAGGTTGAACAGGCTGACTCTCCGAAACGGTCAGCCCAAGTGTTTGCATGAGTCGGGTTTCCTTGGCGCGCTGGCGAAGCTCGGTTTCCCAATCCTTGCCCTGACGGGCATATTCAGCGGCCAGCGTGGTAGTGTGACTACCTAAACGTTTGGCCTGAGCGTTGGCCTCCTTGGCCGGGTCCACATGCTCCGTGCCATCAAAAAACCACCCCCGGAAGTTGAGCAAGCGAGCAGGACGCACCGAGCGGAGCATTGAGAACTCCGGTGTCAACATGGCCTCACGAATCCATGCATTGAAGATTTGATCCAGCACGATTTCAGCAAGGTGCATCTGCTCGACACGAATGGACTTGTAATAGGTCTGATGGTCAAGCCGCCCAGAGGCATAGTTGTAGCCCGAAGAGTTGCAGGCTGCGATGTTGTATGGGAGGTTCAAACAGCGTGCGATCTCGTTGAGAATCTCGCGTTTGAATTCAGCGTATGTGGTCGCCGGTTGCTGTGAATCAATCTGCCCGAGTCGCCAACCATCAGGCAGCACCGTGGCCATGCGCTTCTCAAGATTGACGATGTCCATCGGATCGAGCGGTTGAGCTTCACCATTGGCAGGCGAATCGGTGTACAGCACCGCAGCAAAGTCGGCTGCGGTTTCCGCTGCGGCGATCACGGCCAAAGTGTAGCGACGAAGTTGGGCAAACAGCGGCAACGCCGGTGTGATTTCTGGAATCCCGCGATGCTGTTCAGGCCGATCCGCACGATACCAGTGAATCACAGAACTTGCAGGCACTTCGTCACACTGCGACATCCACGTGCTGTAGTTGCCCAAACCGCCTGGATGCTGACGCAGAATGGAATAGAACTGCGGATTGCCAAACGAGTCGAGGATCACACCATCGACATCGTTGCGTGTCGGCAGCATGACCGACGACGGTGACGCGATACGATCTGCTTCTATAAGTTGCAGATCAAGAGCAACGGGCGAATCGACATTAGGATTGAAATTTAAAACACCAAACGCTTCCCCATCGGTACTCTTGGCCATGCGCATGGTGCGGAGTTTATGAGCCAGATTCACAGCTTTGCTCCACTGAGCAAAGGCATCTTCGATCTGTCGGTTGAGATTGTCGTTGGAAGTAAGCAGTTGCAGTCGCGGGCCGGTTCCGATGCAATCATTAGCCAGTGTCAGCACGATGCCCTTGGCATAACTGTTGTTGGCCACTTCGTACCGGGCACGTTCACGCAGCTTCTTGCGGATGTCCGCTGATGCTGCACAATCCGCTGACATCGCATCTGCCATCGCCCAGTGCCGGGCGTTCTCCGCTGTAGTCTGCGCCGCGTCGTAACGCGCCCGCACCACGTTGGCCACGGGTAGTTGGCGTTGGACCTGCGGTTTGGATTCAGATTGTTTTCGGAAAAACTTCCGGGGGTTGAGTAAACGCATCAAACGGTGCCTCCGGGATTGATCTTGAAAATCTTCACGCCCAGTCCTTTGGATTGGGCAGCCTTCTTCGACGCCAGGTAACGATCCACAGCGATCTGATCCTTGAGCGAATGCTGCTTGACGTGCTGGCCGTCGACTGACACCTCAGCCGGTGCGGCAGCGTTTTCTTCGATGTTGTTGGTTTCAGTCATGGTAAATATCAGCCGGAATAGTTTTATTGCTTCGTATGTCTATTACAACAAAACTTAGGTGGAAAATATGTTGCCATACATCACAAGCACAGGTTGCCTTTTCCGGAACTGTCTATGTATGTGAGTTGGAGACAAAGTACTTTACGAAAAATGAATCCCCCTATTTATTACATACACGGCGCAGCGACGATCTATCGGAAAATTCGCCGAATTTTTTACAAATTGTTGAAATTATCACTTCGAACATATGTTGTCGCCTCTACATTGCTAGTTTCCGGTGTTCCGAAATTCGACGAGTGACTTTTCCAAATTCTTTTAAAAAATGCAGATTGTTGGCATGCAATACTTCAATCGATTCAAAAACGACGCTGTTGCATGTCGGAAAGCTTCATACGCGGACGCGATTGCGCATTGCGTGACTCGACACCCGGAAGTGAAACACCTTGGATCGATGCACCGACCGCGCATCCAACCAGGCAATCCAGCCAATGGTTGTCCGGACGCGTGGCACGAAGTTTCCACTCATCAACGGTGCGACCTTGGGCCTGAGATTTAACGCGGTATTCAGCCGTCAGATGATCCGCAAGCAAACGATGTGTTTTGTCATCGCGGCCAAACAGAGACAGGCAGCCTGGATCACCCATGGCAACACTAAGTCTGGCATGCACGAATGTTTTCCAGTAGTTGGTATCGATCAAAGCATGGCGTACCTGGCGTTTACCCACCGTGTTGGGAATGCGCCAATGCAATCCCACACGATCCCCGCGTTTGCGTTTGTATTCACTGAATGGAATGCTTGAGGCTCCGACATAACGACCATGACTGGGCAAGAGCAATCCCGCGTATTGGCTTTGCCGACAGAACTGATACACCACGTCGGTGGACTGTCCCCAGTTCGCGTCGATCATGCATCGGTCGATGCGCATCTCCGCACCGTCATCACGATGATACGTTGCTGCAAGTTTTTCAGCAGTGAGGATGTCGAGACCTGCATAGATCTGCCCTTCGAGCCCTGCGCCCGGCGCAGCACGGCTGATCGTGGAACGAATATCACGCAATGTGTAATACGCGCGTTTCTGTTCCGGCCATGTACCGTAGTCCACGACGTAACCTGTAAAATTTTCCTCCCAGCCACAGAGCATCCAGAACAACACCTTCTGCTGGACGTCGATGAACATGGTCAGATGGTTACAGGCCAGTGGGATAAAGCTCTGAGGGTGCCCATTAGTCTTTGCGGCGATGACATCGGCGGTCAGCATTTCTTCGCCCACGGATTCGATGATCGGTTCGTTTTGATATTCCGCAAAAAATGCTGCTTCATCACGCAACCGTAGATTCATCGCATGCTGCAAAGCTGACAGTTCATCCTCGTTGTACCGTTGCGGCCATGCAACATTGCTGCCTGCGTCCATGACTTCACGATTGCTTCGATAAAACTCGGTGGCCTGTGAACCATCACCATCATTGCGAAGACTGTCGGCACGAATCTCAGCATACTTCGCCCAGAGCATATCACTACCGGGGGCGGGGAATGCATACACCATCTTCGTCCGCTCACCTTGCCATTCGGGATGTTTATCCCGGTCAAGGATATTGTCAGCCATATCACCGGGACGGATCACCGTACAAGCCATCAATCCAGCAATCTTTTTGCCCGGCCCGGCCATGCCCAGTACGTCACCAGCCAGGATGGCTTCGCGCCGTTGCGATTGGGATGGTGACCATGCGGACTCGGTGGTTTGCGGATCGTCGACGAGAACAAGTTGCGGTCGAACCACCTGTCCATCGGCGCGGGCATAGTTCTGACCACGTATGTCGCTGCCCTTCATGCCACTGCTTGAAATAACGATGCCCGAGGCTGTACTACCATCTATCACCGGCAACACCACGCGGTCCGATGACCAGTCGATGCGTGTGGGTTCACCTTTATACTTCTGTCCCTTCTGCCGGTTGGTGATCCGTTCAAGACACCTGATCGGATACGTGACCTCCGGAAAATCTTCATGCAGAAGCGGGTTGGTCTCCAACCAGATCTTGATATTTTCCAGCAGGTCCCGGGCGCGTTCAGCACTGGCAGCAACCAGACAGATAAAGGGTGACGCGCCGATCAATGCTGCCCACAACACCGC